GTTCTATACATCCACTTATCTGTTCCGGCCGATTGCATTCCGACAGTGACCTCGTCACCATCAGTTTGTGTGATAGTAACGGAGGGTTTATCTGCGGAATCAACAACAATTCTTACCAAATCTGCCATAGTTAATCCTTAATGTAATAAATCGTGTCCGGATCAGGGGTTAGATTGTTATACTCGGCCAATGTTAGTTTCACCATCTCCTGACCATATCCTCTTGGGATTTCAAAATCAAATATAGCGTCATTTATTGTTCCAACGTTTGTAACAGTTGCCGGCTCGGTGGGTTCAACGGTTGTCGTGTTTCCAACGTCTAATGTTGCCGCTTCACCTTGAATTCCTTGTGGTCCTTCAGGTCCCTGAACACCCTGCGGTCCTTGTGGTCCTTGTGGTCCAACGTCTCCTCTAGGAATATAGAATACAAAGTGTGCGTCGTGTTGATCACCATTATTGTAAACATTAGCGCTACTTCCAGGTGATGTTGTTATTGTATCGTCTATTGTTATTGTGGCGGCATTTCCTTGTAATCCCTGTGGTCCTTGAACACCCTGTGGTCCTTGTGGTCCTATGGGTCCTTGTGGTCCTGTTGGTCCTGATGGTCCTTCAGGTCCGCGGATTGGTCCGACGTCCTTCCAATGGCTAGCACCACTTCCTAAACCATCACTAACTAAACCATGTCCATCAATGGGATCGCCGGGCTCGTCAACAATCCACATATCGCCCAACTCGCCGCTTCTATTAACGATATTGGTGTATGTATCTGTTCCTTTGATTTGAACACCACTACCATCCTTACCGGCAGGTCCTTGCAATCCTTGCGGTCCCTGTAATCCTTGCGGTCCTTGAATACCCTGAATTCCTTGTGGTCCTTCGGGTCCCTGTGGTCCTTCAATACCCTGTGGAATACCAAAAACAAGTTTTGCGTTGTATTGATCACCAATATTAATAACGTCGGCGGGACTTCCGGGTCCTAAAGTTGTTGTGTTCTCTATCGTTATAGTGGCAGCTTCACCCTTTTCACCCTGTGGGGCTGTGTCAATAATAAGCTTATTAGTTGTTTGATCCCATCTAATAAAACTATATTCTTCCGGTAATTGTGGATTAGGTGCGGGGAATGTTGCATCCAAATAAGGATAACCATCAGGAAGGTGTAGTAATCTACTTTGTGAAACAGATCTATCGGCAATCAAATATGTTTGATAGTCTTGATCCTCGTCCAATGTATCGGCTAGAAGGTCGCCATTCTGTTGATAATCTGTAGTTCGTGTTATTGGAAGATTTCTAATAAGTTGAATAAAACTATTAATAACAGGAGGGGTAGCAAATGTTACTACTCCTCCTGTATCTCCTTGAATTATAACGTTATAATCCCCTCCAAGCTGTAATAGTGTTCCATCCAAATACACATCTAAATCGGTATCTTCGTATATTTTAAAGTTGAAACTAAAAATATCCTGATTACCCGTAGTTGTATATTCTATATATGGAGGATTGGGGTTAAATGCCATGTTATGCTCCTTGTGTTATTTGTGCGGGCTGTCCTGTTTGGGGATCAATACCCTGCGCCCTAGCGTTTGCTTCTTGTATCTGTCTTAACATTGATTGTCTCTCGACGCTATTTCTGATAAGTCTTTGATCAACCCCGTATTTATTAGCTAAATATGAAGGAATCTCTTCTGTCTTAATAGTAGTTTGTATCATCTCAGGACCCATACTTTGGATACTCTCGAAGAATCTTAATACACTAGCGATATCCTGTTCGTCCTGGTTCTTAGCTGTTGGTGATGTAAATTTAATCTTTACTTCTCTTCCGTCAACACGAATATCCGGTGTTTTACCGGCCTTCTTAAGAATAAATAGAGCTCGTTTAACAATACGTTCAAGGAGTTCTGTTTGGATACGACCACTAGCCGACAATTCCGAGCGGGCAACCTCGGCATTACGTATGGCCATCTCTGTAGCTGTTCTAACAGGTGTCTCGTCGATCTGCCCAAAGGGCTTTGACAACATAGTTCTTCGAATTGTATCCTGTAATCTATTCATAAGATCAATGTTAAGTTCGGGTTGTCCGGCTAGTGGAAGCGCGTTGATTGTATCCGTTGCCCCCACAGGAATAACGGTTTTTGGACGGATTGTAATCGTATGTGGATTAATAAGTCCGTCGTCAACAGCTGTATAGATTGGATTCCCCAATAGTTCACAGGTTTCAATATAGTATTGCTTCACTTTATTCAATGTTTTAACATCGGGTAAACAACGCATTGCGCGTCCTCTTCCGTATGTTTCGCCAGGTGCTGTTTGTTCTCTAAAAACAACCCATGGAGAGCTCTCGACATCTTCCTGAAATAAAATCTCTTTAGTATTCTCAAAAGCTACAATGATTGTATAACTATTATCTTTGTCGTTATAGATTACACCCTCAATTAATTCAATCTCTTCCTGTTTTTTAATTGCTGTTTGTATCTCTTTATGATCTTTGATATCAATATACGGAAATATTCCTTCCATATCTGTTGCCGGGATTGTAAGCTTTTGAAATACTGTCTCGACTAATCCCCGCGCGGAACGTTCTAGATATAGATTCTTAAGAGGAACACTTCTAAAGCGAAGGGATGATTGAATACCATCACCCTCTTCAACAATAATAGCTCCCGTTGAAATACCCAAATCCAAAAAACATTCATTAATTTGGCCGGAAAAGTTCGAACTATTAATGTGATTAAATAGTATCTCGCTTGTCCTCTCTAAAAGACCATTGATCTCTTGTCGCTGTTCCTCGGGTATGTCCGTTCCGGCTTCAAGCTTCATCCATTCTTTACCCGGAGGAACAAGGGAACTCTCCATCTTTGAAGCATAATCCCCTAATGCATCCTGTGCCGTTGAATCAAACAGAAGTTGTCTATTATCTCCACCGGGCGTTGCATCCTCGCTTTTGTCGGGTAAGAAAAAATCGTAGCAGTCGTCCAAAAGGGATTTCCATTTGGTCTTGTTTGTTTGAGCGTTCTCGAAACGCTTCATCACTTGTTCGAATGTCATGTTTATCCTTAATTAAGCTTTATTAGACAATTTTGTATTATCTAGGTGCTTTTCCTGTCTGTTGTCTTCCTTGACCAAACATTCCCTGTTTATAAGGTTGGTAAGGTTTATAAGGGGTTGATATATTGACAGGGGTTGGGGCGCTCAGACCCGGCATTCGTTCTTCCATACCCAACAATCCTAGAACACGATTAATTCCCGTTGGGGTGCCGCTTTTAACCGGCTTTGAAAACGGAGAGAATGCTGTTGGTGTTGGTGCCGCTTGCGTTGGTGCCGCTTGCGAAGGTGCTCGTGAAGGTGCTCGTGCTCCCCCACAACAACCTGAAGAGGCGCTCGCGGTTTCACCCTTAAAATCGCCATATTTTTGCCACGCTTGATCATAAGCAACCTGTGCTTTATTTGACCAATATTCCTCGGGTTTATGCAATAGATCCAAAGCTCTTTGTCTATCTTCGCCGGTTATAGCATAATCTTCGTCTTTAGTTTGGTTAGCTCCCTGTTTGGCTCTAAGAAGTCTTCGTCTCTCTTGGACTTCCCAATCCGTCATAAGTTTATTGCTATCCTTCAAAGCTTTAATACGTTCATCGTATACAGCGGCTTTAGCTTTATTCGCGGCTTCTGTTCTCGCGGTTTCCCATTCTGTTTTCTTCTGTAGTAAAGATTGTTGGACCGCTAACCGTCTATTTCTAGATTCCGCTTCATTAATACGTCTTGCGTTTTCGGCTTGAATACGTGCATTCTCCGCCGCCTGTTGTCTATTACGAGCTTCCGCTTCTCTCGCTGCTCTTTTGCTCGACTTCTTACCCATTAGAGATCTCCTCCTAACCATAGCATATTATCTTCTTCGTCGTCTTCGACACCCAAGGCATTCATGTAAAGAAGATCTCTCTTCTCCTTCTTTGCCCGTTTTTCGCGTTCGACCTTCTCAGCTTCTTCCTGTGCTTGACGCACTTCCAACTCTTTAAGTTGCTCTGCAGCTGCTACATCCGCTTGATATTGTTTATCCAACGCTGCCTGTTGTTGATTAAGTAATAGCTCGTTCTGTGCTGCTGTTTGTTGCATAAGCATTACCTGTGCTGTGTTATCCTGCACAGGTGCAATAGGTGCCGGTGGTGGTGGTGGTGAACTGAACAATCCGCCCATATTAAATCCTTTATGTAAATATTAGCGACCTACGTATCGTCGCTTTGATTTTGTTTGAATACTTCTTTAAAGCCCTCTATATAACCATCGAACTTATCGTCTAACCTAAGCATCCATATTCCATCCGCTATTGTAACACAATGATTACGCGCGACATTATGGATACCAGTATACAATAAAGGAATCGTGCTATTATCATAGATATCTTTTATTAACTTTAAATGATCTGTCATTTCCTGTCTTAATTTATCGGGGTTGCTATACATAAATTCAATCATGTTATACCAAGGTGATCCATCCAAATATTGCTCTTCAAAGATCCCGATATACCCTCCATTGGGCGTATAAAACACCTTCCTTCGGGGTTTACTAAAGAAGTAATCAATAGTTTCTTCTTTTAATTTTTGTGCTTCGTCGGGTGGTGTTCCCGGTGGGACAACAATCTCGATATTCTTATAAATATGTAGTTTTAAATATTCTTCTTCGTATATCTCTAATACCTCCTCTGTCTCCTGTAATTTGCTCATTAACGCGTCATATTGGCTCTTTAACCCCGCGCGATGTAATTCCGCCCGCGATAAAGATTTCTCAAGGTTTTTGCGCGCATTATGTTCATTTATGAAGGCCTCATACAATTGAGGAAGAGAGTATTTATGTGACTCTCTTACTAACTCCTGATCATATGTTATTTTCATAGTTCTTCCTTATTCATTCTTATGTGGTTTGTAATCACCTTTACCTCTTAAGTATGTCTTACGATCAAAACGAAGTGGTAAGAGGAACATTGTCATATATCCCAAAGCATCCAAAGCGTGATCAACACCGCTGCTCTTATCGGGTAAGTTAGTGCGGGCGTCATAAGCTTGTTGCTCTAATCCTTTAGTTAATTCCGGACACGCAGATGTATTAATAAATAAGTGTCTATCACCATTAGCATTACATAACTGTGTATTAACGGTATTAACTCTATCCATGATTGAAGGGTTTGTGGTGTTAACCCTCACAGTAAATCCCGCGGCTCTTAGAAGTTTGTGATTGGTTACGCTAGCGTCCGTGGTATTTCTATTCTTACCACTAGCATCGGGATAAACATATATTCTTCTTTTATTGTGGGCTTTAGAATCCTTCATAAAACGTTCTTCTAATGTCTCTATTAGTTCGGGAGTGTCTTGGAATCCCACGTATTCTTCCGTAATAATAAGTCTGTTATCCGCGAAGATACCAACAACGGCTGCCATATTGCCCACGTTGAAGTCCACACCAACATGAATATCCAATGTATCTTCTTCTATCTTAAGAAG